CTATAAACATTGACTAATATAACTTGTCCTATAATAGCTATTATGTTGCGTTACACATAACAATTGCATATATTAACCTGCGTATGCACCTTCTTATACGTAACACTAAATTTAATCTAAGGAAACTTTTATCTACAAATTACCTACTATATATTGTGTGTTTTAGCAGACATACTACATCTAGTAGGTGCACTATCACAATAGTACCTAGGTTGATCACCAATCTGTTTTAGTGTGTTTTCACACTCTTTACATTTCTTTCTCAATAAGAAAAGAATACTAGAAAAAAAAATATTAAAGAATAGTTCTCACCCTGTGTCATCCCTCCCAACCGATAACAAATCTGTTTATGACTTATTGTATATTATGAAGTAATAGGCTATGACCCTAGTTACTATGGTCCAGCTAGTCCACTTATCCTGTTGTTTTATCCAATATTTCTTTCTAAAAGCTGGAGAAATATCTTGTTTGTGTTGTCATACTATCACAAGGTTTCTATAATGCAAAGTATCTTAGGAAAGTCCTAAGATTTAGTTATAAATAAATATCTATAACTAAGGAAAAAGAATAAGCTTGAAATCATATAGACAAAGGTATGTGTTGATTTAAGTTAATTTATTTTCTTTCATAACAGTAATTGGACAGACTGTACGTGAACAGAGCCCTGCTTACCGATTGGCAGGGTTTTGTTTATTGACTTACAGTAAGTTATGATATATAATTAAATTACTCATTTCTTATGAGTATCAACTTCCCTGTTTGATTAACCAATAGCCCTAGCTTGTCTAGGGTATGCAAAAAAAATTTTTTTACGCCTTTGGCTCTTGTAAGCCATCAGGCTTCTGTCTGCCTTTGATTCTAGGATATGTTTTAGTTTTGTGATTATTACAATATCTATACTTGTTATATTTTGATATAACAGTATCGCAGCCTTCCTGCAAACAAATTCTTC